CGCCGAGAATGTCCGAATCCAACACAAACGACTGATAATCCTGTGCCGGCAACAAATCGAGTGTGATTGTTGTGCGGCCTGGTACTGCTTGAATGGTGCGGCCTGAGATCACACAGTTGGCTGTGACTTGTGAACCGGCGGTAGGTGTGTAGGTGATCGCGCAAGGTTGCCAAACACCTTTGATTGAAAGCAAATTTGCTGTTGGTGTTGCAGCTGCTGTGCTGTTTCTGTCCTCAATTAGTTCAACTGATGTTGTGAGTTGGCGTGGCACATATCTTGTATCTGCTTGTCGTTTTGTCCAAAATTCTGCTACCTGAAGTGCGCCGCCGTAAACATCAAAATCGCTTTCGTACAAGTTGCCGGTGCCAGAATAGTAACGGGATCTTGTGCCATAAGAAGATGAGGTGCCGCTGGTTGAGGTTTGGCTTGTTACGCCGGTTATGCCTGATTGCACTTCTGCAATAGTTGTGAGGCCGTCAAAATCGAAACCTGGTGCGATGTTCACAAACGGTAAGGTTGTGCCGGTCGGTGATTCAGAAAAATTAAATTCGTAACGTTCAGCAGTTTTGCGTGTTATGGAACGCGTGAAATATTCGTAATTGAAATAGATTGCTGTTGCGGGGAATGTGTTCGTTGTAATTGATGACGGAATCATGATGGCAGGTATCGCAGCCAAAATATCAACAACGATGTAGTCAATGGCCGTGACCGATGAGGCCGCTGCTCGACCAACATTCCAGTTTACGCCGTCAGCTGCGTAAGACTGAACCGGCGTTAACGAAGCCCCAGATTGACCAAAATTCGGAAACACAACACCAGCACCAAAAATACCGTTTAACAAATCGTTGATGATTTGGGTTGGGTCGGTGCCGGTCAACGATTCTGTGATGTTTGCTGCTTCACCAGCGGCCACACTTAACCAATCGTTCGCAATGATTTGTACGGTTGAATTCGTGCCGTTGTCAACAATTTTGAAATCGGTAATGATCCCAATGAACGAAAGTGTTGTATCAGGATTTGTTTGTTGCGTGATTCTGATGCCTACTGTTAACCAGTTAGTTGAAGCATACGTTCCAGTTCCGCCACCTTCCGAAGGTGTAAAATCGCCTTCATCGTTGTCAAGTGTTAGCACAGCGTTCAGCGTTGACGGTCTGCCAATCTCAATTTTTGACGTTGTGGTAAATCCTTGAACAAAAGAAGTGATTTCGGTGAATCCCGTTCCTTCAAAAATGTCTATGCGCCAACCGCTGAAAGCTGTCATCACAACCTCGATGTGTCTGTGATGGGAACATTGATTGCGCCATTTGTGCGGCCGTACTGTTGCAACGCTCGCACAACGTCGTCGCCATTAGTGCCGGCCGGCATGGTAATGCCGCCTACGTTTACAACGGTTGTTGCGCTTGATGAGATGCCTTCCGAATCGGCAAATGATGGTGCTGTGAAGCCGAGTCCTGGCAAATCTTGGAATGTTGATGGTACGTCGAGTACGCCGCCGAGGTTTACAAGGTTTGCCATCAGCGTGTAGGCGCGTTCGAGATCGCCTGTGTCAATCTCTAGTTTCAGTACCTCAAGGAACGCATCAGATAGGTCGTCGCGTTCTGTGCGTAAATCTCTTAACGCTTCATAAGCAAGATTCTGTTGCTCTTCCCATTCGGCGGTGCCTTCTTTAACACCACGCAGCTGCGTCTCGATTTCTTTAAGTGTTTCAACAAAGTCATCAGCTGCTTCTTGTCGGTCAAGTGACTCAAAGAAACGATCAAGGCGTGTCGTTGCGGTCTCTACACCTTCGTTAAGTTTGTCTGTTTGCACGTTGACACGGCCAAGTGTGCTTTCCCAATCGTCGCCGGCACGCCGCACACCTTCAATGGAATACATGAGCGGGACAATTGCTTCGTCGGCTGCTTTGCTTTCTTGTTCAAGTGCTCGCAACGACTTGTTTGCGAGCGCATCAACGTGTTCAGCTGCTTCTTGTGCTTGGCTCGCCAATCTTGGTATCTGTGGGATGTCGATGCCGGGTATTTTGTTGATCGCTGAAATGATGACGTTAAGGGCGTCGATCCAAAGATTGATGTATCCCCTGATCGCGTCCCACACTTTGCTAAATACAAATTTGAGAGCGTCAACGGCTTTGCCGAGAATGTTGAACTTCATTTGCAACACAACGATGGCTGCGATGATTGCCACAATGATGCCAACGCCTGTAGCAACCCACAATGATTTGAACGACCAGCCCATTGCTTTGTTGACTACTTTGGTTACGGCCGAAATTGTGTTCCACGCTTTTAACGCCACGTTCGCGCCAACGATGAATGCGGAGAACGAACCGACTGCGGCGCCGATGCCAATGATGAGATCTGTGTTGTTCCCAATGAAGTTCGCCATTGATTCAAGGATTGGCAACAGTTGTTCAAGTACGGGCAACAATGCTTTGCCGATTGCTTCTTTGGCGTTGTCCAACTCGATTTTCATGAGTTTGAAACGACCTTCAAGCGTTTCAGTTGATTCTTGTGCAGCACCACCAAACGTGTCTGCCAGCTGTGCCATTACCTCATCGGCATCGGCACCGCTGGCGATCATGTCGGTTAGCGATTTGTCGAGTTCTTTGAGTGGCCCTACTTCGCCCTGAAAGCCTTCTTGCAATGCTTCGGTGACGGTTTCGAGGTCTTTGCCGGTCGCAGCTGCAACATCAAGCGCCAAAGTCATTAGTTCTTGTGCTTTGGTCACGTCACCCGTGGCACGCACCAAATTCGCAAACGCCGGCCGAAGTTCACTATCGCTTACCGCTGCCGCTTTTTCGGTTTCCGCAATGTACGTTTCAACGGCCGCAACTTGTGCTTCAGTTGCGTCAGTTGTGGCTTGAAGTGTGCGCGCTAACTCGGCTTGTTGTGCGGTGTCCTCAATCGCTGCTTTGACCGACAGACCAGCGGCGGCTGTTAAACCAGCAAGAGCAGCGGTGGCCGGCAAAAACGCTTGTTTCAATGCGTAGCCGGCTTTTGCGCCTGCGCCTTCCAGTTTTTGAAACTCCTTGATGGCACGGTCAAGACCTTTGGCTTCAAACTCGGTAACTAACGGTATCCGTGCCATGTCATGCTGCCTTGTCTAATGCTTTTTCAAGTTCCAACGACCATTTATCAATAACGTCCTGAAGTTCCCTGTTTAGATAAAACAGGTTCTGCTCAACGGCCGGCCACAAATAGCGTGGTGATTCGCCGTGTTTGGCGTTGAGGTTGCGAATGAAGGCACGGCCGCGTGCTGTGTCGGCTTGTGGGTGTCGGCCTGCGTTTTCGTAGATTGCACCGGCACCGTCTTTTTGGATAATTGACAACAGGTTAATTTTGTTGTCGGGGCCGATCGGGCGCACATCGGTTTGTGCAACGATTCCTGAACGTGCTTTTTTTGTCCATGCACGGTCACCGCCGCTTGAGCGTGCCAATGTCCACTTGCCCCAATTGGTTAGGGCTGTGGGTTGTGGTACAAGTTCGCGTGCTCGATCAACAACTGGTCGTGCAGCTGATTTCATTTCGCGTGGCAACAGGCGTGCTAGTTCGGGTTCTACCTTTCGGAGATAGCGCACAACGACACCGATTCCTTGTGTGTCGATTTCAACGCCTTTTAGCACGGTTCTGTTCTTTCACTACGTCATTTACGGTGTACAGGTCTTTCACGTCGAACTCTATGTGATGAGGCCACCAACCAACAGCAACTAGCAGTTCTGCTAGTGCTCGTCGGTGGGTGCCTCGTTGGTAGGGCGTTCGTCGCCTTCTCCAATCACTTCGAGTTTCACAACTTTCTTCACAAAATCATCAAACACGGCCGGCACAACATGGCCGGCTTGTTTTGATGATTCGTATGCCAGGTAGGCAAGATCTTCCATCCCGATGCCTTGCGCTAGGTTGCTGGCTTTCGTTTTGAATTTTCTTTCCCATGCCACGATTGTGAACAGGTTGGTTTCTACCTGATATTGGTCATCTGCTGTGGTGACTTGAATATTGAGTTGCATTGTCGGTGCTTTCTATGTTGTTAGGTCAGGGTGTCGTCGAGCGAACGTAGGTACCGCCGGTGAACGACAGATCAATGGTCTGCAATGCACCGAGTGCGCCGTTGATCGGGGTGATGCTGGCAAGGTACATGCCGGTAAACGTGTACTCAGGGTTATCGGTGCCAGCGGTGGTGCTGTCGGTTGCGTACACAACCACCGAGGTCGTCGTGCCCACCAACGATGCCAAATTTTCTTCGACTTCGCTGGTGCCGTACGCGAGCATGAGCGTCGCTGTCACCTCATGGTTGCCGAGGCCGGCGGTGTATTTGCGGGCGCCGTCAGCAAACGATGTTGCTTCGAGCTGTTCAAAGTTGATTGTGACGACTGCTGAGGTGCATTGGTCGCTGTAATCAACTGAGTTGATGAGCAAAGCCGGTTGGCTGAGCACGGTGGTTGTTGCCATTTCAGTTTCTCCTTGTTGAAACTCTGACCGTTAGGTCGTATGCGGGGATTTGTTGTTCACCGATCAGCGCAGCCGAAGGC